GGAAACCTTCACCCTTTACAAAGTGATGGAATCTGTGTGAGATTACTGCGAACAGCAACCTCACAAGACTTGTCTCTGAATAAGAACCATTCTCAGTATACAAGTGATACATGATTAGTCTTCTGCCGCAAGTTTAGCAAAGTATGACAATGTGTCATCCTCACTACCCGATGCTTGGATCGTTGGTTCTGGTGCAGTCTGAGAGACTACAGTAGGTTCCGCAGATCGGATCGGTGCAGTCTCAGCAGTCTGAGTCAACAGATCATTCTTTACAGTACTACCAGTACCAGTAGACTGACCTAGTACCACTTCCAGACGTGACTTCAGTTCATCATAAGACTTGTACGAAGACTCCGCAACAAACTCTGACATATCATGCAACTGATTATAAGTTGCTTCTAGTTTAGTCTCATCTGCATCCAATAGTGCCGCAGTTGATTTAAACTCTGACTTATCATAGTTACGATATCCCGCAACATTACGAATCTTCAACTGGAAGTCAGCACCCAACCAGAAATCAAATGGGTTCACCGGAGTTTCGCCAGGAAATTGAGGTTGCATCACATCCATAATCTTATCAAAGATTTTCTTACCAAAGTCATAAAGGAATACTTTACCTTCATTGGCAGGATTGGATGGATCACTGATTACCATGATGTTCGCGACATAGTGCAGTCTACGTTTCTGCTTACGTGCGATCTCTTTATCTTCATCAATCCCAGAGTTCCACAAACGAGAGTTGTGTTCACTCACTGGATCATTGTTACCCAGAGTAGTCAAAGACTTCTCTACATACCATTGTCCGGTAGGACCTTTAAAGAAATGGTCAAAGTAACGTACCCAAGGTAGTTCTTGACCTTCTGCGGCAGGAAGAAAACGAATCTGTGCGAAACCATTACCATTGTCATCAACAGTAGGTTTCCAGAAACGCAGGTCTTCGTATTTGTTTTTAGATTGTGTTACCCCTGAGACTTGCTGTGCCGCTTGTGCCAGTTTTGACACGTCTAGGGAATTAGATTTTAGGTTTGCAAAAGACATATTATGTTCTCCGTATATTTGCGTATTAGTTGTATTATGAGTATTAATTGTATCATAATGTAATTTGAAAGTCAATACCTTTATTTAGTATTTGGTAAACTTTCACTTTTTTCAAGAAAGTTGAGTTTCATTGCTTCAAACTCAATCTTCTCTTTGATAGATATCGCGATGTATTTCTTGATATCCTCAATCTCTAGGTTATTCTTTTCACAAAGATAAACCACTGTGTCCATATAAGACATAGACTCTTTCTTCACACAGTCTTCAACCATCTTGGTGAACTTCTTCTTGTTCATAAAAGAAGATTCATCGTTAGAAGAATCAACTCCACCCATCTGGAAATCAACTTGCATATTCTTTATCCTTCTCAAATTCTAGTTCCAGTTCGCGAGTCCATAATTGTGCGATATCAGGATACCAAGTGTTGTAAGATCGTTTGGGAGTTCCGTCAGCATGGTATGCCATAGCAACACACACCTGTTGAATTCGTCCCTCACGTTGTTCACCATAACGAAAGTCTGACCATATACCACCACTAATATATTTCTTCATATTAGAGATGTATACCTCAAGGGATATGTACTCTGCTCGTTCCTTCGCGACCTTAGAGGTTTTATAACTCTTCATACCCTTGAGTTCATCTTGATTTGACTTCAACCATACCTTAACCTTCTTCCAGTGAAGGAAATGGTCTTCGTCTAAATCTCTGATACTATGATGGACAGACTTACTTCCATCCGCACCACGTGCTTCACGTGCCTTCGCAAGACGTTCAATTGCCGATGCCTTCTGTTCTGGAGACATTGGTTTACGTGTGCGTTTCACTTTTTTACGTTCAAAACCTAACGCATCCAGATTTGCCTTCTTCTTTGCGTCTCTGGTACGTTTTGCTTTTTGTGCGGGTGTAAGTGTCTTTTTCATAATATTATATAGTATACATTAAACTGCGTTAAAAGTCAATAGCGAATCAACACGAAATGATCTCCAATCGTTAACACCCAAATCAAACACGCGAACCGCAACTTGGTTCTTCTCAGTATTTGCATTGGCATCAGTCTTGGGCATCTTATCTTCTGGTATCATATCGGATACCAGTGTTGCCTTCATCTCACGTACTGCACCATCCTTCACCTTAGTGAACGATAAGTTTACTGCACCCAGTCTCAGGGTGTTTACTATTTCTTCATAAGTCATATTTTTCTCCATTATCACTTTTCCTATTGTAGTTTAAAAATGTGTAGTACTTGAAACACAAGAATGAAATATCTAGGCAGAATCCATCATAGAAACTAACACTAATAGATGGGGTTAACCAGAACTCTCTTTCAGATGTCCACTGATTTACAAAACGATGTTCACGTTTGCGATCATAGTCATCAATATCGTGCATTATGCCACACCTTCCTTAAACCATATTGGGGTTTCGGTATTCTTCCACTTTGCGAAGTCTACCTTCTCTTTGATGTAGTAGAAACGGTATGCTTCTACAGGGTCTTCACGTTTGCAATACTCAGGCATTGCTTGTGCGAATTTGGTAAGTCTTCCGAATCGGTTAATATTATGTGGTGCAAACCACAGGTAACCACCTAACTTATCATAGGTAGCATGAACACGTCCGTATCGTTTCTCATACTCCTTTGCAGTTGCTTGGAAGTGTTTGAACAACCATCGGTAGTTCTCCTCGTTCTCACGAGTCCAGATATTGGACGGGTGATTGACATGAGATGCTTTGTACAAATCGTTTTGACGTGCTTTTTGTTTCAGTCTCCATCGTTTGATGTTACGACCATTCTTGGTCTTGTCTGTGTACAACTCACCGTCTAGTACACGATGTGCAGTAGACAGCATCTGACCGTACTCAGTGACCATCTTGACCACGTGCTTGTCACACATCATCTGTGCGGCAACAATAGGGTCATTGTCTAGGTGAAATATATTCATATCATTGATATCTCAGCAAGATATTGTTCAACATCACCCATTGTGAGATTACCAACAACATCATTAGTTATGTGTGTATCATAACACAGGTCACCACCATTGTCAAGTACCGCAATCTCATAGAGACCTTTTCTGCCTCCAAAGGACATATCATGCTTGACCACAGATGCACCATAACCATTATCAAATTTATAGACGAGTTGATACCCATTCAATTCTGGCATATCAAACTTCTCAATTGTGCAACCACCTTGGATTGATTTAACTTCCGATTGCATTATAGTATCCTTCTGCCATTACTCGGTACTTTAATTCATTTGAAACTTGTTCTTTGACATAGAGTTCGGAACCAGTAAACCATTGACACGCATCACGCATATCATTCAGTTCGGATGTAGGGATGACAGTGTCAATCGGCATCTTCCAGTTCTCCATACCCTCGGTGAGTATATCAAACTTCTCGGTCAGAACGTCAATGCGTTCTTGGGTTGCGAAGGTAATCATACATAAACCTCCGTGTTGAAGACTTCACGTTCCTGATACATACCAGTGACCTCGGTACTCTCTCTACGAGCAACAACATAGGTATTCTCGTAACCATGTTGTTCTAACTGGGTTTGGTATATGAACGCAGTCTCACGGTCATAACAGGGAGTAAAGAAACCTGCAAGGGGTTTGTCGGTTTCGGCACAACGAACTACATAAGTTACTTCAGACATAATATACTCACTCTTCTCATTATCAATACAAGGGTATTATAGCACACTCTTGGGGGCATTGTCAAGTAAAAACTTCATATTTTTTTCAATATATTCATCCAAGGTCAGTATGGGTTCACCATATGCATCACGTTCTGCACAGTTCTCTTGGTACATTTCATTTGCGAATATCTCAAATGGGGTACGAGGGTCTGGATTTAGTAGATTTTCCATGTTATTTTCCTATATGTTTAATGTCGGATTGGGGTATTACTTGATAGGCACCCTTGTTGAATGCAGGTGCGACAGTGAACTTCTTGGATTCCTCTAGTTTGTATGAGGTATCATTGGTTTGGGTATATCCCATATCATTACGAGAAGGATACTTCTCACGATGGGTGTCACGGTGTACAGAGACTGATTCTAGGGGTTTAAACTCTGGTTTGTACCGTTTGGTCTTAGTCCATGCACTGGTCTTACGTTTGCGTCCTGATGCATCATACCGCATTGACCCATTGAGTGTTTGCATATCATTTCCTCTTTCTCTCACTATTATACATATAATACACGAATCAACATACTTTGTCAAGTACTTTAAGTAAAAAACCTTATAAATAGATGAACAGGAGAACAATTATGACAGAACTATTTGACTTTGGGTTTACACTTGTAGATGAGAATGAACTGGACGCAGTGCAGAATGCACAGGCACAGGTCAAGAATGTCTCTACATCTGTCTCCGAGACACAAGAAAAATTAGACAGTTTGTTCAATGCGATTCAACCCCTACTGAACAACCTCAAACAGAACCCAGAGAAAGAGTACATACTCTGGCCAAACAGACTAGAGAAGATAGAACTGTTTGAAGACCATATTCAGACGATCTACTCAGGAACAAAGTAATGATTCTATATAGAACCCAACCTAAGAATTCTATAGAGAACACTATCGTCAATCTCGCGACCAAGGAAAAGTTGCTAGAAGACTTCCGTGATAGTGTACCAAAGTTTCAAGGTAAGGATACTAAGTTTTCAGACATAACTACCCTCGTAACAGACGCATCCATCTTGGATGGCATGATTGCAACTTCGGGTTATCAAAACATTCTTGTGGTACCTTCGTTTCAAGATCACGAATACAGTAGACTAAGAGACCGTAACTATCGTCCAATTAACAGTGCGGGAGACCACCTCTTTCCTGTTGTACATATGATAAACGAAACGCATGGCAACCTCTATGTTGCACAACCCAAGGTGGGTAATATCTTCACTGAAATATACGAGAAGTATGATGTCAATATGATAAGAAGTGATAGTTGGTTCAAAATAGATAGTTCTTTTAAAATGCCTAAGACTGATGTAAAGTTTGATGCTGTTGTCCTACTAGGAAACGAAGGTATCAAGAGAGGCAGTTTTCGTGCTCAAGAGGTCAAGAAGAAGTTTGCAAAGTATTGTACTGACAACTTCCAATTGGTTGATGTCTATCGTGGTAATCTACGGAAACTTAATGGTGGTAGTAAAAAGAAACCCAATGCTATTAATCGTCTAATTACATCGGTAAACACCCCCAAAGTTATATATTCTCCCAAGGAAAAGTTCGGTATCTCTTCAGAGGTCTTAGAGCAACTCCAGACCTTGAAAGGACAATTACAGTATCATCGTCTTGTGGACAATTTAAAAACTATAGATCAATGGTATAAAGTTTATGAGTAACGATAAGTTTTTTATTGTAAAGTCTTCGGATGAGGGTGAGGTTCATAGTCGCATTCTCACCCAAGATGGTGTCACTGATTTGTACAATAAGGTAATGGAAGTCATTGCAGGACATCCCTCTTATGATTACACAGAGGAAGACATGTTCGTCAAGATGCTCATTTTGCAGGGCATATGTGTATCCAACATTATCGCAATGATGGGATATTCTAAGATACTTGTAGTACCTTCATTCAGAAACAGTAAATTTCCTTCGTTATATAATCATGGTGACCAAGACGTTAGATACAACCTCATCAACAACCTTTGGCCAGTCATCAACTCATTCTTTGGGCAAGACCCACATATATACTACACATTCCCTAGTGACCATGTATCATTCTGTCGCGACCTTGCCAGAGATTTCCATGTTGACAATGTAGTCTGTAATAAACGATATGTGATGGGAGATGATACATTCTGGGTAGAGAACGAAGGTAATGAGTTTGATGCGGTGTTCCTTGCGGGACACCCCATTGATGACGGAGTGACATTTGCAGCGGCAGATATCAAAGCAGACTTTGCGTCTATATGTACCGAGGACTTTGATCTCATTGAGATGTATGACGAGGAAGGTTTAGATGGACTTTCACTGCGTAATCACTTAAAGAATAACACATTGAAATCACACGAGATGCCACCAAGACGCACCAGACTAACAGGTGAGGAAAAGGACATTCGTGAAATTTGTGAATATATAAATAACAATACTGTAAAGATAAACCCAACAGAAGGGAATCTGGCAAACATAGTACCAAGATTGTCAACCCTATTCCAAAGAGAACTAAAAGTTTACTAGAGGACACACAATGGAAAAGTTAAACGAACTAAAAGAATTAATCGTTGAAAAACACGATGATCTATATGACTACGCACTACTCAAGGCAAACCTTGGTACCAGATCAGTAGCATTCATTGAAGGTGTGGTTGTAGCACTATTACTGGTGTGGATTCTCTAATGATTAAGTTTAAAAAGTTTATGACAGAGGGGGTAGATGACCCCGCAATCTTCAAAGCAGTTTTTCTTGCGGGTGGTCCCGGCAGTGGTAAGTCTTTTATCGTAGGTAAGACAGGACTTCCTGCTCTCGGTCTGAAAGTCATAAACTCTGATGATGCATACGAGGCGGCAATGAAGAAGGCAGGGATGGAAATGTCTCCCGATAACATCTTCTCGGTTCAAGGTCAAGATATCCGTGGTAAGGCAAAGGCACTCACTGGTAAGAGACAAGCAAGATACCTCATGGGTAGACTCGGTGTTGTGGTTGACGGTACTGGTAAAGATTTTGATAAGGTCAAGAAACAAGCACAAGCAATGAAGGCACTAGGTTATGATATTGCAATGATATTTGTTAACACTGACCTTGATACTGCAATTGATCGTGATGCCGCACGTGACCGTACCATTGGTGAGAAAGAAGTTACCAACTACTGGAAAGAAGTTCAACGAAACATCGGTGCATTCCAGACTTTCTTTGGTAAACCTAATATGCTTATCGTTGATAACTCTAACGGTAAAGACTACCAGAAAGAGACTCTTCGTGCGTACAAAGATGTTAAGAAGTTCTTAGATAAAGCACCAGACAATGCCAAAGCAAAGTCATGGATTAAAAAGGAACGAGAAGCAAAGAAGAGAACTTAACTCTTCGGGTTCACCCTCACATTATCTCCAACTGGAATCTTAATATCAGAATGAGAATGATATAGATTAAAGGTAGTGTGAGGGAATTCCTTGAACATATTAGTCCAGATAGGTCTCCAGTTACTCGCAAGTCTCACCGTATTGGCAGTACCACGATCACTCTCTAACAGCAAGTCAGTAAAACTCTCCAGATTCATATCAAAGATACTATCAAACCCATAGATGTGTACTTCGGTTGCCTTCATCTTGGCACATGCATAATGAACTGCCATGTGTCCACAGTTGAAGTTGGTTGCCGCCATAGTCGTGTTACCATCTATTGTGGCATACGCAGGGACGTGTTGATAGAAACCTTTGATAAGGTGTGAGTATTTAAGATAAAATGTTCCAGACTGTTCCATCCAGATACGAGGTCTTGTACCTAGAATCCAGTCGTACATATCTAGTTTGATATGACCTTCCTGTAGCGCCTTCATCATCTTGAAGTCAACCATACAGGTTGCATGAACTTCCTTCCGTGGAATTTCAAAGGGAGGCATATTACAAATAAGCAACTTTCCTGGCGTACCCCTCTGAAAGATACCCGCATTGTCTCCGTTGCCCAGAACATTTACTCGCATGATGTTACTCTATAATCAACTTGATGTGTTCGCAGTCAATAACCGCACATTTCAATCCATCTAACTCAACAGGCATTGCTTTACTCCAGTCAAGAAAAACCTTATTCTCCACGACTAGTTGCATCTCGGTAACCCTTTCACCATTACCATACGAGATAACGACTGCGGGTTTGTTACCAGACGAGATATCGTTCTGTAGAATGATACCTCCTGCTGTGGTTGTCTCTGCTTCTGCCTGTGTCACTAGGACATTATTACCAAGTACTCTCATAACTCAACTAACTCTCTATTCTTCAAATGTTGTTCTGCGATATCATCTTTGGATTGACCCATGTAACGCACTGCGTGATGTTCACTAATTAACCAGTCATTAACACTTCGGACTCTGCCCTCACCATCATCAACAAGGAATTCACCAAGGATTCTTCCGAACTTCCCCTTGCCATCCTTTGTTGTTCTCAGAGTAGGTTCTTCACCTAGACGAGATACGAGGAAGTCTTTTGCGGCAAGACCGTATTTCTTTTCTTCTTTATCACGAGTTCGTGATTCGGGGGTGTCAACACCAAGTAAC